GATACATGGTGGAAAAAACTTTCTGATGCTTTAGGAATGACTATAGAACTTAACGAATCGTGGTCTGGTTCCAGAGTTACAACTACAAACGGGGAAACAAGTGCCGGATGCATGACTAGATGCCAAAATCTAGGTACGAATCCTGATGTCATAATCGTTTACATGGGTATCAACGATTTCAACAATGAGGTGGCTCTTGGTACGTATGACGGAAACGGTTCCTTCCCGACAGTAACAACGACATTCAGAGAGGCGTATGCTATCATGATCAATAAGATTATGACTGCATATCCAACTGCGGAGATTTGGTGCGCAACTCTTCCGGCTTGTGAGCGCAACGGAGAGACAGGAGCGCCGGAGATTAACGGAAACAATGTGCTTCTTGACGATTTCAATAAGGCTATCCGCAATTTGGCACAGGTATTCGGAGCAAAGGTGCTTGAACATGCGCAGTGTGGTCTTACCTATCAGAACATGAGTACCTACATGGGAGATTGGGCATCCGGCACAAGTCAAGGACTCCACCCGAATGCGAATGGACACAGTTTAATAGCTAATAATGATATTCGGCAAATGGATGCTTCTATTGGAATACGATACCCAGTAAACTAAACGCCCATTTAGAGGCCGACATAAATGTCGGTCACAAATATAACATTGGCGGTCCCACTGGATGCAAGTCGGAAGACCCGCAGATCTGCGGAGCGTCACCGGACGAAGATGGTTAATTGTCGGATAAAAAGGAGGTAGCGCATCCCGACAGCCGCAAATTTTGGAAGTAACGGAGATTAAAACATGATGGATAAAACGAAAAGAGGACCCATGCCGTTTCGATATGCGTGGTTCCAGATGCTTAACGGAAAAAAGGTAAAGCTGCCCTCATGGGCGGGGTACTGGGCCTGGGAAGATGGTACGATCAAGATGCACTGCCGGGACGGATCTGTCATTGATATCCGTGAGACAGACAACCCGGTCTATACTTTTACTAACATCGCATCCGACGATTGGATTGTAGTTGACGACTGATCAAGCTCCGGCCGTGCCGGTTCCCAGGGTCTTAGGGGCAGCCCCTAACAAGCGTAAAACGGCAGCGGTATATACCGCCGCCCTGCTTGCGAATTTGCCAACCGCTAGCGGCTTGCATTGCTTGCGAGGTTTGTGAAAACATAAAAAAGTGTGCGAACGCACTTGTGAACGGTTGTTCTGTGAACGAATGTTTGCTATAATGAGGACATGAAAACAAAAAAGCGGAGCCGGGACGCTCTCGCCAAAGAACTTTATCCCGACTCCATCACCTTGCGGCTAGGGATATTGTACCATCTGATACCTCTGGTCTGCAAGTGATTGCGGAAAAGAGGTGTTTTTTATGTCCGAAACCTTCACAAGTGGATTCTGCCTGAAGCTCAATGGAGTACTGGAACCGGAGCAGATCAAGGCAGTCAAAGAGCTGCTAGACATTTACACGATGGGATTTGAGATCAAGCCCATCACGACAGATCTCACAGTGAGCGAGTACCAGCTCCCTCAGGCCTATTACATCTATATGGCATCAAAGGAGCAGGACGGGCGGATGAAGCCTGGCACACGTGAGCAGTACAGGATGTGTCTTGAAAAGATGCTTTTCAGACTGCGGATGCCGTTGGAACAGATAACCGTAAACCATATACGACTGTACCTGCATGAGATAAGCACGAACCAGAAGACGGGGAAGCCGCTGTCGAAATCAAGCATGAACCAGAGGAAAGCGATTATCAGGTCGTTTTTCCAGTGGCTCTACGAGGAAGAGTACATTCAGAAAGACCCGTCAGTCAGGATTAAATCAGAGCGCAGCGACTCCCGACCGAGGACCGCTTTTAAGGATACGCAGGTCGAAGCGCTGAAGCAAGCGAGCTCATCAGCGCGGACGCACGCGATCATAGACCTTCTGACTTCGTCGGGGATCCGGATCGCGGAGTGCGCAGGGCTCAATATCTCGGATGTTGATTTTGAAAAGCGGGAAATTGTAGTCTACGGAAAAGGTGAGAAATGGAGAACGGCATTCATTGATGCTGCGACAGTGGTATCGATTAAGGCATATCTGGAGACCAGGACCGATGATAATCCCGCCCTGTTCGTCACCGAAAGGAAACCGCACAAACGGATTGCCTCCGGTGCGATACGGAAGTCACTTCATAAGCTAGCTGATGAGGTCGGAGTATCGAATGTCATTCCCCACAGGTTCCGGCATACAATGGCAACGACTGCAATTGAGCGGGGGATGCCGATCGAGTCAGTGCAGGCGATACTTGGCCATACCAGCATCAGCACAACGCTGCGATACGCACACATGTCCACGGATAAGATCCGGAGAGACCATAAGACATACATGAGGTAAATATGCCGCCATACTAATGAGCGCCGCCCTGGACCCGTCCGAGGGCGGCTTATTATTATCGTAGATCTGTAAAACATAAAGGAGAACAAAACATTGAACATTGCATTTGCAAACTACCTATCACAGAACGTAGGGTTTCTAACCGAAGCGCTGGAAAACGTACAGTACACGCATCCTTACTGGATATTTTTGCTGCCGGTCATCGGAGTGGTGGCAGATATCATAACGGGCTGGATTCAGGCAAGCGTTAACAGCGCCTGGGACAGTACAAAGATGAGGAAAGGATTATATCGCAAGGGCGGGGAGCTGCTCTTTGTAATTCTTTTCTTTGTTGTAGAATATGCTTTTGAGGCTGCGGCAAAAGTCCACATCGCGACAGGAGCCAGTATTTATATAGCTGCAATGGAGGGATTGTCGATACTTGAGAATTTAGACCAGGCCGGAGTGCCAATCCCGCCTATCATCCGCGACAGGCTTGGAAAGGTCAAGCATGCCTTTGACGGGGAAGGAGAATCATAATGCTGAAAAAAGTCACACACACAATCACAGCGACAACGTATAACGTGATCCGTAAAATCACGAGTTGGATCAAGAGAAAATAAAGAAAGGATAAGAAGAATATGGATAGACTTATTTTTAATATTCTTATGGCAATCGTCGTAGCTCTGACCGGTATCATTGCCAGGGAACTGATCCCGTACATCGAGAAGAAGGTGGAAGAGGCAGAAGAAAAGATCAGGCGTACACAGTGGGCGTGGGCAGTGGATATTGTCGAAGCGGTGGTAAGAGCGGTGGAGCAGACCGTTGCGGAAGATATCCACGGAAAAGATAAAAAAGACAGGGCGATATTATATATAACAAGACTCCTGAGAGAGAACGGGATATCGCTCTCATCAGAGGAAATCAGCACACTTATTGAGGCAGCGGTACACACAATGAATGAGAACTGCATCCTTGCCGGCGTCGGGGAGCTGGTCGACCTTCCTGATGGAGAACCGATTGAAACTGAATAACTTAGAAAACAGTGGCAGCCCTTCGGGGCTGTCGTTTTTATTTGGAGACAGAATATGATTTTTAAATCTGAACAGGAATGGATTGATTGGATCGCGCCGGCAGCGGTCAAGGCATCGAAGAAGTGGGGACTTCCGGCGAGCGTCATGATCGGTCAGACATGCCAGGAAAATGGATATGGCATGGATGAGAGCTGTGAAGTCCTTACAGCTGTGAACAATGTACTTGGCATGAAGGTAGATCTCCTTAATGACACATGGACCTCGGATTACTGGCATGGAGATTACATCGTGAAGAAGACGCCGGAGTGGTATAACGGAAGGCTCCAATACATCACAGACAAATTCCGGTCCTATGACAGCGTGGAAGACTGCCTGATGGATTACTGCGAGTTCCTGCACGATGCCAAGCTGGACAACGGCCAGTATAAATACAGGGATGTGCTCTGGATCGAGGATCCTGCCGAGGCACTCAAGCAGATCAGGACGAGAGGATACTGCACAGACCCGGCCTATGATTACAGTATTATGAAGATCATCAGGAAGCATAATTTGACACAGTACGACATCCAGAAGGGAGAAGATGAGATGGGAGCACTCAACATCAACAGAGACTATATCACGACGCACAACACGAACTCGACGAATGACCCGAAATACATCGTCATCCATAACACGGATAATGAGCGTAGAGGAGCTGACGCAAAGGCTCATGCAGAGGGACTCTACAACGGGGACATGGAAAACATGAGCTGGCACTATGTCGTAGATGATCACTCGTGGTATCAGTGCA